TTCTTTTTCCTTTCCTTTCTTCTTTCAATAATATTTCTAAAAGCTTTACAGGATGAACTTGTAAAGCGCGAGATAATTTTTTTAATTTCCCTATTGTCATAAATTCTATTTCGCCATTTTCTAATCTGCTTATATAAGGTTGCTCTACTCCAATTCTTTCTCCTAGAGTTTCTTGCGTGTACCCTAGTTTCGTCCTTAGTTTCCTCAATTCGACATCACCCTTTATAATTGTACAATATTCAACAAAAAAGTAACGTGGAAAATGTCGGAAATATAACTACTGGTTATATTATTTGTGCTAACATTATCCATAGAGAGGGGGATTCAAATGGACGAAACTATGGGAAAAACTATAGAGGAAACTATACTAAAATTATTAGATTTACAAGGTGATTTATTTTTGTTCTGCCATCTTCAATTTTAAATTTATTTCTAGCTCTAAAGATGTCCATATAAGTTTTTTCACTTCATCACTTATAGGGGCATCTTCTTTTATTTGCCCTTTTTTTATTAAACTATCTATCACCATATTTGTAGTTTCTAGTGTAGATAGTTTTTGTATTTTCTCTTTCCCAATCAATTCACTTATAGGCTTTTTAAAATATTTGCTTAATTTTTTAGATGTATCTATAGAAGGTTCTCTACCTCTTTCCAAATGTGATAAAGTACCTCTAGTTATGCCAACTAATTCAGCATATTGTTCTTGTGTCATTTCTTTTTGCTTTCTATCGTTTTTTAAAATATCTTTTAATTCCATTGTTATTCCTCTCTTTCTTGTTACATGGTAGCACATTGGAGAACAAAGCGCAAATTATAATATATGGAATTACGAGTAAATATCTAAAATACCAAGTAATATGTAGCATAAGCTAGCTATTTCCCTTATTTACTACATTTTACTATTTTGCGCTTTTGCGCTATCATTCGCTTGCATATATAATTAAATCATAGCAAGGGCAAAACAAAGCGCCTTGAAGGTTCTTTGAAAATTGAATATAGAAAACCAAAGAGAAACTTACAAAAGAAGGGTGGAGAAGTTAAGCATTAAGCGAACCAAGCCCAAGTAATGTAGCCGCGAAAGTGACAGTCCCAAGCCTGTGTAAATACAGAGGGTAAAGAAATTTAAAGGGGGATATATATGGAAAAAATAATATCAATTTTGTTGGAAATAGAAAACAAAATAAAGGGAGGAGAATACAAAGATGACAATAAGTAAGACATTGAAGTATGAAAGACTTAAAAGAGGAATGACACAAAAACAATTTGCTGAATTATTAGAAACTGACAGGGGGTCAATCGCGCATTATGAAAATGGAAGAGTACCATTACCACCAACTTTAAAAAAATTTAGTGATAAATTAGATGTTGACTTAGCAAAAGCACTTATGGAAGGGGATATGTAAATGAAAGAATTGCAAGTATTAAACAATAAAAACTTAACTTTAGAAAGCATAGAAGTTACTAGGATGCTAGGAAAAGAACACAAACAATTATTAAGAGAAATTAGAGATATTTCAAATATTTTGGAGAGTGAAAATTTTTCACCATCAAAGTATTTTATAGAAAGTGAATATATAACTGCTCAAAATAAAAAGCACCCATGTTATTTAGTTACTAAAATGGGATGCGAATTATTAGGTAATAAATTACAAGGAGCAAAAGGAACAATATTTACAGCTGAGTATGTAGAAAGATTTAACCAAATGGAAAATATAAAAATACCAAAGCTTAGTAAAGAGGTACAAGCAATATTCACACTAGATAATAGAACAATGGAGATAGAAGAAAAGGTAACTAACTTAGAAAACAATATCCCACTTTTTAATGTGGAGTGTAAAGAGTTACAAGCTTTAGTAAGAAAAGTAGGAATTAAAACATTGGGAGGTTACAAAACATCAGCCTATAATGATAGATCATTACGTACCAAAGTATATTCAGATATTCAAGGACAACTTAGAAGAGAATTCGGCGTAACTAGATATGAAGCAATAAAAAGAAAACAATTAAATAAAGCCAAAGAAATATTAGAAAATTACACAGTCCCAGTTTATTTAAAAGAAGAAATATTTAGTACAAACAATCAAGAAGAATGGAGATGTATATAAATGTTTTATACAGTTGACCAAATAACAGAAATGTTACAAATAAGCAAATCTAAGGCTTATAAGATAACAGCCAGCCTTAATAAGGAATTAAAAAAAATGGGTTATATAACCATAGCTGGTAGAGTTCCTAAAAAATTCTTTGAAGAAAAATATTATATGTAAGGAGTGTCATGTATGAACAAAGAAAAATGTGTTTCCATAATAGGCTTAGCAGGTATAGGACTAATAGCTGGTACAGTTCCAGCGTGGATAATAAGTGGTTTAGGTATGGTTTGCATATTAACTATGAAAGAGAAAAAGGGAGAGGATAAATAATTATGATTAGTATAGCTAATTTAGATAAAAGGATATGCGACATTGAAGAATGTGAAAATACTCAAACTTATCGGGAATTTATTAGAGAAAGTGAAAAAGAATTTGGTATATATCCGTATCCTTTAGACCAAGAACATGTCACAGATGAAATATTAAAAGATTATGTATATTTTTTAGATGAATTATGGTGCAAATAAGGAGGAAAACAAATAATGAAAAAGTATAGAGTTAAAAAAGAATTTATATATGATAACACTCAATTAGAATACACAGATTTATATCAACAGGCTTGTAATCTAGGTTACGCATTTGTAAAGGATGGAAATGATTATAGAATGATTACAATTAATGAATATAAAACTAAGCCTAGCTTACTTCAAGTAGATTTAGTTAATTTAGAAATCATTTAGGGAGGTGAAGCAAATGACACCATATGAGCAACTTATAAAACAAATAGAAGAAAGCTTTAACTACAGTAATGCAGATGCAGAGGAATACGGTAAAAAGCTAAAACACTTATCCTTAGTAGCATTAGAAGAAATAGAAGAGGAATTTAAAAATGCTTAGGCTAGGCGAAATTATATTAGCCATATACAGCTTAGTAATACTTTTAGCTTTTATAGGTGTAGATATTAAGCAACTAAAAAAGATTAAGGATACTGGATGGATTACAGTAATATTTATACCTATAATAATATTCCTATTAAACATTATTTGGAGGTGTTAAAGATGGATAAAAACTGGTGTACGTTATTAATAGCGATATTGAGAGAAAAACCATGCACCAGAGAACATGCGGCAGAACTTTATGACAAGGGGACATTATTTAGAAATAAAAGACCTAAAGAGGATATAGAAGAAATGATTAGACTAAGAAAACAAGGTCTTAAATTTAAAGAAATAGCAGAAATATTTTGTTTGGATCCAAGCACAGTATGTACTTTAGTAAATAAAAAAAAAGCTTCCTGCAAGAAGCTAAAAATTTAATAAATTAAACATTAAATATATTTTATACAAGATTAGGAGATTTGTAAAGTGCGAGTTATTAAAGGGTGTAAAGGCTGTACACATTATGTATTACAAGTAGTGATAAGCAATACAGGGAATAGAACAAAATTATTATGGAAACCAGCTTGCATGGCAATTCAATGTATTAAAGGGGGGAAAATTAAAAATGAGCCAAAAGAAAATATTTGAACTAAACATTTTAAATACAATGGATATTACAACAATAAAAGAATGTGAGGGAATGAAGAAAGGTATTCACTCTAAAGAACAAGTACATCATTTAAAATTTTACAAGAATGGGAGAACCATAACTGCGGTAATGACTGATAAAACTGGAATGATTAAAGGAGTAGGTGTAGCTAAATGTAATCCAAAAGATACATTTGATATCAAAACAGGGTTGGTACTAGCTGAAATGAGGGCTAGAGAAGATTTTTATAAAAGTACAGCTAATCGTTTTTTATGGGAGGAATTTTAATGGCGAAGCAATTTGTAGAAGGTAATAAATATGTTTTTAGTGCTAAAAAGTTTAAAAATCAATGTAGGAAGGACGGAATATCTATTAAGAGTATCACATGGTACAAGTCTATAGATGGAAGACTTGTAAAGACTAAGGATGAGTTCAGCGGAGTATGTGATGGTTTATATATCGATAGATCATGGTGCAAATGTATAGAAAATAATCAAGTCAGGTTATAACATGAAAGATTATTACAAAGGGTGCATACATTTTGCATTGCAAAAAGTTATATGCCAAACAGATCGGGGTGAGCAGATAATTTATGAACCTACTTGTATGGCAATTAGATGTAAAAGGGAGGTAAAAGAAGAATGGAAAACCAAGAAACTTTTAAAATAACAGACCTTAAAGGTGCTAGTTGGGCATTAAGAAAGATAAAAGAATGTAAGGAAAGTATTTTAGAAAAAGAAGAACTAGCAAAAGCAGAAAAAGAAAGAATAGAGGAATGGTTGCTAGATGAAACCAAGAGCGATTTAGTCAGCCTTGAATACTTTAATGGATTATTACTGCAATATTATAAAGAATTAAAACAGAAAGACCCTAAGGCTAAAATAAGTACACCTTATGGAAAGGTTACAAGCAGAAAGAATAAAAAATGGAACTATGGAAATGAGGAAGAGTTAATAAAATATTTAGCTTCTAACGGATATGACAACTTAATTGAATTAAAAGAAGAAGTTAATAAAACAGAATTAAAGAAGAATTTTAGTGTTAGTAATGGCATGGTACTAGATAAAGAAACGGGAGAAATTATACCAAACATAAGTGTAGAGGAAGTAGAAAATATAAGCGTGAAGGTGGTGGAATAATGAATTTATATCAAAAATTAATAGAAATACGAAAGGAAGTTATTAAGTTTTCAAAAGACACAGAAGGACATGGCTATAATTATGTAAGCGGAAGCCAAGCTATAGCCAAAATTAGAGAAAAAATGGATAGTTTAGGAGTGTTATTAATACCTAAGATAGGCGCTACTGATAATTATACCTTTGATTATGTAACTTCCAAGGGTAAAGAATGTACGGATCATATAGTTAAAGGTGAAATGTTTTATGTATGGTTAAATGCAGAAAAGCCAGAAGAAACTTTAGAAATACCGTGGAAACTTTATGGCGCCCAAGATGATATAAGTAAAGCTTATGGAAGTGGGCTTACTTATTCAGAAAGATACTTTATATTAAAATTTTTCCAAGCTCCTACAGATGAACTTGACCCAGATAAAAAGGATACAGCAGGAAGAAGAAGCAATAAAACAGGTTTAAGTGATGCACAAATAAATAGATTATTTGCAATAGCAAAGAGTGTAGGAATAGATAATAAAACAGTTAAAAGCCAGGTGTTTACTAAATTTAAAACTACAGATATAGCCAAGCTTACCAAGTCACAATATGACCAAGTATGCGAGGGTTATGAAAACATGAAAAAACAGGAGGGTTAATATGTTAACTTCCGAATTATATGCAGATAAAGAAACACAATTAACCATGGATCAACAAGATGATAGATTTTGTTTAAAGTTAAGTCAACTATTTAATTATGACTTGAGCATAGTTGGACAAAGAGAAGTGTTTGAAAAGCTATTAGAGCTGATAGAAAAAAATCTATATGATGAAACAACAACAAATGAACTATATGAAAAGCTAGTAGAGAAAGAATTATTACTAGAACAAGCAGAAAGCCAAATACAAAGTCTAGAGGACAGGATAGAATTTTTGCAAAGATAAGGTGGATTATATGGGGGAAGTAAAATGGAAAGTAAAATGGATAAAAATAGTTACAGATATATTTGACGATGAAAAAATACTACTAATAGAAAATATGCCGGAAGCAGACAGTATTATAGTGATTTGGTTTAAATTATTATGCCTCGCAGGTAAAAATAATAATTCTGGGGTGTTTATGTTAAATGATAAGATACCCTATACTGATGAAATGTTAGCAACAATTTTCCGTAGACCTTTAAACACTGTAAGACTTGCTATAAATACATTTGAACAATTCGGAATGATTGAAGTAATAGACAATGTTATAACTATTCCTAATTGGAGTAAACATCAAACCTTAGACCAATTAGAAGAAAGAAAGGAATACATGAGGGAATATATGAAAGGGTACAGAGAAAAACAAAAATTATTAGCTACTGGGGAATGTAAAGTTAACAGTAAAACTAACAGTAAAGTTAACAGTAAAGCTAATGTTAACCCCCTAGATATAGAAGAAGATAAAGATATAGATATAGAAGAAGATAAAGATAATACAACTGAAGTTGTTAGTAGTAACAAGTTACAACCAATAGTAGATAAATGGAACTCTTTGAACCTTAATAAGTTAATTGCTATTAATAAGGGTACTATCAGATATAAATTATTAAATGCAAGGATAAAAGAGTATGGTATTGATAATATTTTGAAAGCTATTGAAAATATAGAAACCAGACCATTTTTAAAAGGACAAAATAAAAAAGGATGGACTATAACCTTTGATTGGTTTGTAAAGCCTAACAATTTTATAAAAGTCTTAGAAGGTAATTACACAGATAAGGAGGGAGTTAATGGAGGGACTAAACAGGATTCTAGCGGAAATAAGAAACAGGAATACGACTTCTCCAAATACGAAGGTTGATTATAAATGTAATAAGTGCCAAGATACAACTTTTGTACAAGGCGAAAATGGCTTTACAAGATGTGAGTGTTATAAAAAAGATTTAACAAAAAGAAGATGGGCGCATTTTGGAATAGATCCATCTAAAGTAAAACGAATAAGCGAATATGCAGTCTACAGCGACATAACTAAAAGAGCTAAGCAAGTCGCCATAGACTATATAAGGGATTATACCACAATAAAAACAAAAGAGGAAAATAATTTAGCTTTTTTAGGACAACCAGGGGCAGGAAAAAGCCACCTAGCGATAGGAATAGGAGCAAATCTCATAAATAAGGGGATATGTACTAATATTGTTTATATGCCCTACCAAGAAGCTATAAGAGAGCTAAAAGCCAATGTTATGGATGATGAATACTATATAAAACTCATAAGCAAGTATATAAATTGTGAATTGCTTATAATAGATGATTTATTTAAAGATAAAGTAAAGAAAGGTAAATTAACAGGAGAATTAAAAGAATCTGATTTAAAACATATATATCCTATCATAAATCAGAGGTATATAAACAATAAACCAACTATATACAACAGCGAATGTACTCCAAATATGTTAATGGATCTAGATCAAGCCTTAGCAGGAAGGATTTTAGAAAAGAGTAATATAGTTATCTTTAAATATGGATTGGAGAATAACTACAGAATGAGAAAATTTGTTTAGGGGGTAAGAAAAATGGAAAAGGCATTTATAGTAAGTAAAGAAAGTGAACTATTTAAGGATATAGAAAAATATAGAAAGCTAGAAAACCAACAAAGAGAATTTATAAATAAATTTTTCAAAGAAAATGATATTGAAGCTAATCAATATAGAGTGAGTGGGGATGGATTATGTAATGTTGCTTTTGAGGAATATGAGGAAACTATAACTCTTTATGTAATACCAACGGATAAAGATAAAGAAAAATTTAGCAAAATGTTAAATAAACCAGATAACCATTATCTGCAAGCTTTTAGAAAAACATCAAAAATAGCTAAGGAATTTAGAAAACAAATTATAGATAATCATATTGTAGTTAATTTATATCAACCTAGAATAGGAGATTATTTTGAAAGTATAAGGTGGATGGGATGTAATTTTAGTTTATTTGAACATAAAAATATTATGTATTTAAGAGTTAATAGTGAGGTTTTAAAAGAAGATGATAACCCCAAGGGATTAACAGAAATAAAACTTTCAGAATTTTATAAAGTACAAGAAGAACTTGAAAAGAATAAGGGGGATAAATAAGCATGAATAATATGACAGATGGCAAGAAAGATGGGTTGGCGTTAGTTTATGTAAAAGATAGTGTAGCGTATCCAGTAGCTTTAAATGAGGAGCAATTAGAAATTTTGGATATAACATTAGGTATGTCTTTAAAAGAAATAAAATTAATTAATAAACCTATAGGAAAGGTTATTAATTTGCTTGAAAAATAGGGGGAATAAGTATGCATTTAATGATTTTAGATAAAGAAGAAACACTTCCACAGGAACTCTTAAAGCTACAGGAAGAATTTAAGGAAGTAAGTAACGCAATTATAGCAAATGATAAGGAAAATACTACTGAAGAGATATTAGACCTAATACAAGTAAGTGTAGGAATGCTGTATACAAAACAAAAAACAGAGGATATGGACTTAGAAAAAGAAATAAATAAACACAATAGAAAGCTGCTCGAAAGAGGATGGGAATTTAAAGGTAAGATTAATATAAAAATTAATTCGTAATTTGAAATGAAAATGTGAAGTTAAAAAATGAAAGTGAGGAAGTTAATATGAATAATTTAGAAAATAGTATAAAGGATTGTATTACAAAGGAGATTGAAAAAGGGATTATAGAAAAAGTAATTGCAGAACAATTAGAAAAGTGTATTGAAAAATCAATAAGTGATATGTTTGGCTGGAACGGAGAAATAAAGAAAGTAATAGAGAATAAGGTTAAATCAGTAATGATACCTTACTTAGAAGATTATGATTACTCAGAATATATAACAAAGTTAGATAGTGTTTTAGTTGATGTTTTAAAAAGTAGTGCTTTAGATAATAAAAAAATGCTAGAAAACTTTAATGAATTAATGACCAGTGAAGATATTAAAGGAGCAATTACATTAAGTGATATATTTAAACAATGGACAGAATATTGTAAGGAAACTATTGATAAAGACAATATAGATATGGATTATGAGGGAGGTTATATAACTACAAGATTTGAAGTAGAGGAGGTTAGTAATAGCTGGAGCAGTTATAAAACTTATATGGTTACATTTGAGTGTGAAGAAGATGAAGAGTTAAAGTTTGAATTTAGTATACAGGCATGGAAACCAACAGCAGATAGTAAATATACCAGCAATTATAAAAACAGTTGTGATTTAAGAAGCTTAAGGTATTTAAATGACTTTGAAATACTAATGATGAGAATAAGTGAAGGTTATGAAAATATAATCTTGGATAGCGAAGGAGATAGCGAAGATACATTTATAGAATATGAAGAATAATACACAATTTGAAATTATTGCGAAGGAATGGAGGGTATTATGAAAGCTTATAAAGTATATCAACAAGATTTAATGGGTTATGAAGGAGATATTGTATATTGTAAAAATTATAATAAAGCAATAGAAGTATTTAACTCAGTAGTAAAAAAAGCAATTGCTGATGTTGCTGGGGATATAGTCGATAAAGCAGATTTTGGAGACGAGATAGCTTCATTTAGAGAATGGAATAAAGATGTAGAAATAATATCTAGGAAGTATCCTTATTTATTATATAGGAAAAAAGGTTTATTAACTGCTCAAGTGTTCTATTGGGAACGTGCAAGTTATGAATATCAAGAATATGACATAGTTAATTCAATTGCAATTCTTGAAGAAATTGAAATTATAGAATGAAGGAGTGATTAAGTTGAAGATTGTTAAAGAGAAAAAAGATAAAGGTTATATAATAACAGTTTTAGTAGGAAGTCGTGGGAAAAACAGTTATTGGACATCACCACCTGTTTATGGAGTAGATAATCACCATTATAATTTTGAAAAAGAATATTTAGTTGGTAGATACCCAATGATTAATACAAAGGCAAAAGCTGAAACATTTTCAAGATTATATAGAAACCTATGGATTGATGTAACTCCATATCAATTAGATTTAATGAAGCACTGTATAGGATTAGATTACAAGAAAAAACCATATAGAAATTATTTCTGTACTTCTCCAGATGATAAAGATTGGAATGAACTTGTAGGTAAAGGGTTAGCTATTAAAAGCAATAAAGAACCTAATAATGGGTGTATATGCTTTTGGCTAAGTAGACAAGGTGTTGAATATGCACTTGGAAAATCGGTTAGTGATAAAGTCTACAAAGAAATGTAGTTCACAATTCAAAGATATTAAGTACATTATAGGTATATATCTAGGCACTTTTATACCTATAGTGTACTAGAGTAATAAAACAGCAATACAGAGGTGAAGCATGAATATTATTAAAGTTTTAAATAAAGATAATACATTGAAAAAATACAAAGCATATCTAAATGGTGAATATAAAGGAATTTATCAATTAAATACAGATGGTGTTTTAGCAGATAAAAATTTGAAAGGTATAGAAGATCGTTTTTATTTATGGGATATAATTCATAATTTCAAGTTTGAAGAAATTTAGGAGGGCAACATGAAGGAATGTGTAATATGTGGTCGACCTAACTCGGAAGAACATCATGTAATTTATAGGTCAGAATGTAGAGCATTAATTAAATGTAAAAAGAACTTAGTTTATCTTTGCCCAGTTCATCATAGGGAAAAGTTCGGGGTACACGGGAAATGCGGAAAAGAATTAAATAGACAATTAAAGTTAGAATTTCAAAACTGGTTAGAAGATACATTTGTTAAAGACTTTTATGGCATAGAAGAAATAAAGGACAAGCTAGGAATATCTACAAATGCGGTTAAAAGCTTATCTAAGTTAATAAGACAGAAGAATAGTGTATTTGGTAGAGAAGATATAATAATCGCTTGCATGGGCGGAAAAAGGATTGTATAGGGGGTAAATATGAAATTAGAAATTAATGGACAAGAGTTAACTCATTGGGAAACTGGGAAGCTAATAAAAAGGCTTCCTGGAATGAATGACATAGTAAAAGAATCTAAAAAGGGAAGAGGATGTTATCAACCATATTCAAAAATGAAACAATATTATCAAACTATTATTTATTCTAAAGCTGTTAAGCTACCAGGTTTTAATAAGGTTAATATAACTATAGATTGGTACGAACCTAATGCGAAAAGAGATATAGATAATATAACAGCTGGAAGTAAGTTTATTTTAGATGCATTAGTTAAAGCCAGTATCATTCAAGATGATAGCCAAAAGTTTGTTAAGGCTTTATATCATAATATTCATATTGATAAAAAAAATCCACGGATAGAAGTAACCTTAAAAGAGGTGGGATAATGGAGCTACAAAAACTAACAAAAGCTATATGGGACACTAGTAAAAGGCTAGATAATGGCATAAATACACTTAATAAAAAAGCAAAAGAATATGCCGAGGCTGAAAGAGATTATAAAATAGCTTTAGCAAAAGAAATATTAATTCTTAGGGAAAGTAAAGTACAAGCCACATTGATTCCAGACATAGCAAGAGGAAACGTGGGGGAATTGAAATTTAAAAGAGATGTTGCGGAAGTTACGTATAAAAGTTGTAAAGATATGTTACAAGGTTTACAAGCGGAATTAAGCGGATATCAAAGTATTCTTAGGGTACAGGAAGATATATAAGGGGGTAAATATGGAAATAGGGGTTTTAAGGGCAGAAACCAAACGTTATAGGAGCTTTAAAGAAAAGGTAATGTTAGTACAAAAATATGAAAATAAATATCATGTTGAGGATATAGGTGGGTGGTTAAGTTTAATAAGGAGGGGAGAGCGTGGAACGTGTACCAAATAGTATTATAGAAGATTTTAGAGAGATTAGCTACTTGGTAGAAGTATTATTCGACTTAACTGACGATAGTCGTGTATGTTCAAAGTTAAAGCAAATTAAACGTATTGTAAATGTGTATAAATAACATCTAAAATAGGAGGGGATTTATGATTAGAGCAATAGTCTATAGCATAATAATTATAGGGATAACAATAGGATTAGCAGTTAGGAAAGTAAAGAAAGAACCAAGGATAATTTGTAATTATAATTGTAAGACTTGCAAGGAGAAAGATGTTTGCGGTATAAGGAGGAAACATGAAATTTTCAAATAAAATATCTGATTATATCTGGACAGGGTTTAATATCAATTTTATAGTTTTAGTTATTAAAATAAGATTTGCTATAACTAAAATATACAGTTGGAAAGTAAGTATATTTACAGATTTAATATGTTTTATATTAATAGGAATATCATTTAGGTTGCTAGTAAAACAGTTAATAAAAATAACTTATGAAGTAGGGAGGGAATAAATGAATAAAGAAACCTTTAAAAAAACAGAAAGAATGTTATATGTTTATTATAGAAATCTAAAAGAAATAAGGAAGTTAGAATATATATGTGCTAGATTAGAACAGCAGAAAGAAAAAGTAAAAAAAGACATAAAAGAAACCAATATAGATTTAGAAGAAGAAAACATTTCGATAAGCTATTCAGAAAGAGTTCAAACGTCAAGTCAATGTAGTTATTGTGACAGAGAAATAGAACATCAAATTACCAAACTAGAAAATGAGTGGAAGTCAATAAGAAAGAAAATTTTAAAGAATAGAGCTAGAATAAGACAGCTAGAAAGGGAGATAGCTCCTATTAATTACAACATTAGTATGTTAAGTGAAGAAGCTAAAGAGTTCATAAAGTTAAAATACAAGGAACACAGAACTATACCATGTATAGCAGAGATGTTATACGGTGGTGCGAGGATGACAGCTTATAGGAAGAGAGAGGAAATTTTAGAGAATATAAATAATTTTAATAAGATCATTAGTTAATTCGGAATATGAAATTATTACGTATTTAGAAAGGAGTAATTATTAATGGAAGATAGAAAAATTATATTATTGAAAGCTTGTAGAGATTTATTAAAAAAACAAGAAAATTCAAGTTATGTGCTTGATTTGTTAGAAGAAACAGTATTTTATGATGATGCTGATTGTGATGGTTATTGCTTAATTGAAGATATTGAAATGGAATTATCTGATATTGAATAATTATCGTAATTCAAAAATATTAAGTACAACAAAATAGGTGTAGAAACAAAACTTCTACACCTAAACTGTACTAGAGTTATAGAATTGTAATACATTGGAGGTAAATAAATGAGTAGTAAAATTGAAAAACATAAAAGAATATGTGTGGATCTAAATGAAATATACAAACATAAGAACCATGACTATGGTGATAGCTTTGGAGAAACTTATAAGAAGTTAGGAATAATAAGTGCAGTTACAAGAATTACTGATAAAGTTAATAGGCTACAAAGCCTATGTATTCAAGAGCAACAGATTAAAGATGAATCTATGAAAGATACATTAATGGATTTAGCAAATTATTCAATAATGACTCTAATAGAAATGAGGGATAAATAATGGATTATAGTATACAAATAAATAATATTTTAGATAATTTAGCTAAAAAATTTAATGTGCCTGTAGAGAAATTGTTTGAAATATTGCATAAACAAGCTAAAGTTGAGTTATTAAATAATTGTTTAGAGTTAATAGTTTGGTTAGTAATATGTACAAGTATATATATAATTATTAAAAAAGAAATAAAAAAGGCAAAAGAAGAAGAATACTATGATATGTTTACAGATGAAGGTGCTTGGGGTGTTTGCAAAATTATATATATAATATTAGGAAGTGTTATAGGGTTTGCGGGGGTTATAATATCTACACAAAACATTATACAAATATTTTTAAATCCTAATTATTATATTATGGAGCAAATATTAAAAATGCTAAATAAATAGATTTGTAGGAGGATTAAAATATATGAAACAAGCAGTAGAATTAAATATAAAAGGTATAAAATGCGATAACCCAAATTGTGATTATAGAAATGATAAAGTTAGATTTGAAGATTATAAAAATTGGTTAAACAAGCCGTGCCCTAAGTGTGGAACTAATCTATTAACTAAAGAAGACTTAGAAATGACAAAATCATTAATTAATATAGCTAATATTGCAAATAGAGTTTTACCGAAACAAAACAATGAAGAAGAAAGAATAAAAGCTATTATAGAGATGAACGGAACTGGCAGAGTTGATTTTAAAATAAAGGAGGATTAAACATTTTAGGATAATTAATATTTGGTACGATTTTGGTACGATTTTGGGACTTTTTTATAATAAATACGTGTTATAATAAGAGTATAGAAAAAGGATTTTATCGTACAAGGGCAACTGCAAAGCACCCATTAATTTGGGTGCTACTATATATGGAGGTATAAGCCTAATGGTAAGGCAGCAGTTTGCTAAACTGTGAGTAGTCGGTATTTTATATTGATGTGCAGGTTCAAGTCCTGTTGCCTCCGCCAATACCGAAAGGTAAATATAAACTTAAAGTAACTATTGTGTATGTACAGAAAAGGCACTTAGATTAATTTCTAGGTGTCTTTTTACTTACCTAAAATAGTTTAGGAGATTATATTCATATGGACACTGTAACAGGTGTCCTTTTTATTTTGTGTAAAGGAGGAATTAAATTGAAGATAATAGCGTGGATGGGATTGGTATTAAGCATACTTAATGTAATGTTAAACATAATAGGAATAGCAAAAGGTAAAGACGGTGCGGGAAGAATAGGAAATTTTGTAGGAACGCTAGTACACAGTACACTTACATATTTCTTTTATATATATTTATTCTAAGGGAGATACAAAATGCTATTTAAATTATGTCCTTACTGCGGGATAAAAGTACCTTATGATATGGAAGATTGTATAAACAAATGTAAAGAGAAAAGAAACAAGTTAAGAAACAAAGAATACGACCTATATAATAGAGATAAAGAAAGTACAAAGATATATAGGGATAAACGTTGGATAAAGTTAACACGACAATGTAAAAGCAAGTTTGACGGGTTAGATATATACCAATTATATAAACATAATAAGATAGTTTACGGAGACTTATCCCATCATATTATAGAAGTTAAGGAAGATAAGAACAGAGTATATGATATAAACAATTTAATATATGTTAGTGGTAGTAAAAAGCACAATACACATGCAGAAATACATACAGCTTATAAGAAGAGTAAAGAGGATAAGTTAGCTATGCAAGCTTATTTATTTAAGATAGTACAAAGATATAAGGAAGAATATAAATAGAGGTGATTAAATGTATATATATGAATACATGACTTATGAAGGACACCCATACCAGAGTGCTATTGTTGTAGCTGATAACAAAGAAGAAGCTTTAGAGATAGTTTTAAAAGAAGTAGATAGGGATTGCAAATGGGTATTAGAAGGTGAACATGAATTAAAAAAAGGGCTTATAACTTATGGTGATGCAGACTGTTAGGAGGTTGATGAAAAATGCCAGCAGTAATACCAACTACAAGACCACGACCAAAACCACCAGGACAAGGGAGAAGTAAATTAATAACTAAAGAAGAAGTATTACAAGGGTATAGAGAAGTATGTTTAAAGTATGTTAACAACAAAATAACAGAAGCATACAACAAAGGTGAAGAAACGGTTGGTTTAGATACACAGTACATTGATGATGAATTGATGAAAGAAATAGAAAGGGAATATGAAATTGTAGAGTGTGTATGGGCTATTGACGGAATAGTGTATATGTATATTAAGATATTATAAAGAAAGAGGTGAGAACAATGGACTATGACCAAAGATATAACCAAGCATTAGGTTATATGCTAGACCTGTACACAGATAACCATACAGTAGATTGTATAACAACAGAACAGTTTAAAGAATTGTTTGATATGTTTATAGATAGTAAGAAAGATATAGACAATATATTATATAACAATGAACCAATGGAAGAAATAGTACAACTATCTAATGGAGAATTTAGAATAAGAAGAATAAGCAACGGGCTAGAAGGTAAAAGGATAGCACAGGATATATGCGACAACATGAGAGATGTGTTAAGTAATATGTAAGGAGTGATATTATGTATAGGTTGAATAGATTACAGTCTAGTGCATTACTAGGAGATATAATACAGATGTATAACTCTACTCATAAAGCAGAGCCGGTAGCTATAGAGCAATTAATAGATGTAATAAAAGTAATTGTAGATTACATTAACCAAGGTGAAGGAATAGAAGTACACGTTGAAGAATGTTCGTGTTTATCCTTACTTAACGACGATTAATTAATAAATAAGTGTATAACTATATACATAGAAAATATAAAAATATTAATTATTTTAAATTATTTTTTATTTTTATTCGTATTTTAAAAGGTAGGGGTATGAAAAAAGTTTTAACCTTTGTCAGCGTGACCGCATCCCCCATCACGTAAGAAAAAATATCGATTTTTCAATAGGGGTGGTTTAGAAAAGAGGTGGAAAGATGGAAGAAAATAATAAAATACCAAAAGCACCTAGTTTTTTAAATAAAGAAGCTAAGGATAAATATTATAATATAGCGGAAATGTTAGTGGAAGAGGGAAAGTGGAAAAATGGTGATGATATAGCTTTGATTGCTTTATGCTCTAATTACCAACGTTGGGTGCAAGCTGAAAAAGCCATAAAAGCTAACAAAGATTTATGCTTTGAAACCGAAAGCGGATATAGGCAACAAATACCAGAAATATCTATAGCTAATAATGCTATGAAAAGTATGCTGAGTTTTATAAAGGAGTTTAGTTTAACACCACGTGAAAGAGTTAAACTAAGAGAAATGATGCTACAAAGCAATAATGAGGATGAAGAAATGGAGGATATGATTGTTAAATAAAAGGGGTGAAAGGTTATGCATGAGGATATAAAAGAAATACTAGAACAACATAAAAAAGAACAAATTATGTATAATCTTGATGACCTTATAGATGAATTAAAAAACAAATGGAATGATGATAAATACTTTTATGATGAAGAAGAAGCAAGAAGATTTTATAAATTTATAACTAAGTTGGAACTGGACAAAGGAAAGAAAGGGCAAAAGATTAGTCCATTAAAGTTTCAGTTTAGAATAACAAGCGAAATATTATGTGTTAAAGAACGTGAAACAGGGTTTAGGAAACATAGAGAAGCTTTATTAGATATTAGTCGTAAAAATGGTAAGGGAAGCCTTGTGAGTTGGATAGCTGTATATTTATACTTCACAGACCCTACTTTCGGAGCGGAATATATAATAGTAGCTAATGATAAGAAACAAGCAAGTAACCTGTTTAATACTATGGTGTTAATGATAAAGAAAAATAAAACACTTAAAAAATATGTTAAAATAACTGAAAGTATGCGACAAATGTATAGGAAATCAACTAATTCTTATTTAAGGGTATTGGCTAATGATGGGGCGAATCTTGATAGTTATGCGTCTTACGTTGTTATTCTTGATGAACCGCACGAGTACAAAAATAGTGATGCATACACTAAGTTAAGAACAGGAATGGGACTATGGGATAGTCCTTTATTATTTGCTACCACAACAGCATCAAGCGGACAAGATCCACAGAACTTAGAACTAGAATTGTACAATTATGCAAAGGATATTGAAAAAGGGAAATTTGAGGATGATAAATTCTATTATGCTATATATGAAGCTGATAAAGATTGCGATTTAATGGATATAAAGCAACAAATTAAAGCTAATCCAGCACTAGGAATATTTCGTAAATATGATGATTTAAAAGATTTTATGTTAAAGGCTAGTAGAATAAAGACTTTTGAAGCTAAAGCCAGAAGATTGTATCTAAATCAACATGTTGCCCTAGATGGGGAAAATGCAATTAATATGAGGTTATGGAAAGAATGTTTACAAGATATTGACTTGAACGATTTGAAAGGTGCTATGTGTTGGTGTGGCTTAGATATGGCATACATACAGGACATAATAGCTTATGTACAATGCTTTTATAACGGAAAAGAAGACAAATACATTATATATCCTCATTTATTTACACCTAAAGAAACTCTTATAGATAGAAGTGAAAGAGATAACGTAAGGTATGATACATGGGTTAGAAATAAAGATTTAATAGGTTTGAATGGCACATATGTAGACAATGAAGAATTATTTAATTACATAGATCATATAAATTCTAAATATTCTTTTGATATAGATGAAATTGTATTCGATAGATGGGGAGCAGGAGATATAAGAAGTAGATTAGAAAAACATTATACAGTAGCACCTTTTGGACAAGGTTATAAATCAATGTCTCCTGTTATTAGAGATTTTGAAATTATGTTGTTAGATAAAAGATTAATAATAGCTAATAATCCAGTGTTAACATGGATGGCTAGCAATGTTATAGCAACGGAAGACCCAGCGGGGAATATTAAATATGATAAATCTAAATGTAAAAATAAAATAGATGGGGTTATAGCTATGCTGATGGCTTTAGGCAGAGCGATATTTAATACAAAACAAGCAGTTAAGCTTAATAAGTATGCCAGTGAAGAATATATCAACAGGCTATATGGCGGTGATAAAGATTGAAAAAAATAATACAGTTTTTAATTAAGAATATACCAGAAGTAATGTTTCTTTTAGGTATATTCTTTATTATATTTAGCACTTTTTTAATAAATAAAATAGCTGGAATGTATGTTTTAGGTGCTATTTTAACGGTATTAGGGGTATTGTTCGCCAGACATGAAGGGAGGTGAATAAGTGGGCTTTTTAAATAAAATAGTGAACAATACAACTGTATCTTTACAAAATAAAGAGTTTTTACAGATGTTAGGTATAAATGTAGATGGTATAAACCCTAGTAAAATAGGAGAGATAACATATTTTACTTGCCTAAGGATATTATCTGAAACAATGTCTAAATTGCCTTTAAAAATCTATAAAGAAACTCGAAACGGTAATGAAAAACAAATGCATTATTTGAACGCTATATTGAGATTACAACCCAATCCATATTACAATGCTAATACCTTTTGGAGTTGTGTAGAATTTGCGCGTAACCATTATGGGAACGCTTTTGTATACATAGAAAAAGAAAGAAATGGAAAGGTAAAGTACCTTTGGATACTACCCAATAACTATGTACAAATCTATATAGATACTAAAGGACTATTTGGGCGTGAAAATGCTTTATGGTATGTGTATACAGACCAAAAGACAGCAAAACAATATACAATGAGACAAGATGAGGTTTTACATTTTAAAAGCTGGATCACACAAAACGGAGAAGGTATTGTTGGCTTATCTGTAAGAGATATATTATCAAGTTATATTACAAGAGGGCAATATTCTAATAATTTTTTAAATGAATTAACTAAAAATGGAATGGTTACAGATAAAATAATTATTCAATACACAGGTGATCTAAATACTAAAGCGGAAAATCTATTAGTTGAAAAGCTAGAAAGTTTTAGTAGTAAAAGCGCCGGCAAATTTATACCCTTACCTTTAGGAATGACAGCTAGTAATATAAGTTCTAAATTAACTGATAGCCAATTCTTAGAACTAAATAAGTACAATGCATTACAAATAGCTGGGGCATTTGGTATAAAACCTCAGTTCCTTAACGATTATGATAAGGGCAACTATGCAAATGTAGAACTACAACAGGAAAGTATGTATAAAGATACTTTACTTCCTATACTAAGCCAGTACGAGCAGGAATTAGCAATAAAGCTATTTAATAATAGAGAAAAGCAGGATAACTTTTATTTTAATTTTAATGTAGATGCTATTTTAAGAAGTTCTTTTAAAGCTAGATTAGATGCTTATGCAGTAGCTGTAAACAATTCAATAATGACACCAAATGAGTGTAGAGATAAAGAAAATCTACCAAGAAGAGAGGGTGGCGATGAATTGGTTGGCAATGGTAATTATATGCCAATGAAAATGGCAGGTGTTCAGTGGAAAGGAAGTGAGAACGATCAAAATTAATGTTAAAGGAACTATTATAAGTAATGATGATAAAATGATATACGATTGGTTTGAAATGGATTCTACTTGTCCACGTGACATAGAAGAATCATTAAACAAAGCTAAAAAAAATGAAGAAATAGAAGTTATAATAAATAGTGGTGGTGGGAGTGTGTTCGCGGGTAGCGAAATATATTCCCTATTAAAAGAATATAGAGGAAAAATAACAGGTAAAATAGTTGGATTAGCTGCTAGTGCTACAAGTGTAATAGCTATGGGATGTGATATTTTAAAAATTTCTCCTACAGCACAATTAATGATACATAGAGCCAGTATGATAAGTGCTGGGAATAGTGAGGATTTTGCAAAAGGTGCTGAAGTATTAGAAGGAATAGACAAAAGTATAGCTAATGCTTACATACTTAAAACAGGTCTTAAACAAGATGAATTACTAGACATGATGTCTAAAGAAACATGGCTAGATGCTAAGACAGCCAAAGAAAAAGGTTTTGCAGATGAAATACTATTTGATGAAGATAACAAAATAGTGGCTAGTTTTAACAGTGGAGTGATACCACCACAAATAATTAATAAATTAAGGAATGAGTTTAAAAACAATAAAGAAGAAAAACAAATAAATGAAAAAGAATTAGAAATTGCGAAAGCAAAGTTGAATTTACAGCTTAACCTATAGGCTGTTTTTTATTGCAAAAAATTAAAAAGGAGTGTATTTAATGAAATTATCAGATGAATTAAAACAAGAATTAGAACAATTACAGAATGAAGCAAAACAACTAATGAATAAAGATGGAGTTACAGCAGAAGAAATAACAAATAAATCCAAAAATATAGATACATTAAAAGCTAAAATAACAATGCAAGAAAAAATAGAAGAAGAAGAAAGACAAGAAATAGAAGATAAAATAAATGCTGGTATAGCTAAAGAATTGGGAAAGGGTGGAAGTATGGAAGAAACAAAAAATAAACAAGAGTTATACAAAGAAGGTTTTTACAATGTTTTAAGAGGTAAGAGAGTTACAGAAGAACAGGCAACAGTATTAAAAGAATTCAATAATGCTTTATCTTCAAATACTGGCGAAGATGGAGGTTACACAATCCCAATAGATCAACAAACAGCTATAAAAGAATTAAAAAGAGAATTCAAGCCCTTAGAAACATTAGTTAATATCGAGCCAGTAACAACACCTAAAGGTAATAGAAACATAGAAAAAGACGCGGAATATACTCCGTTTGCAGAATTTGAAGAAGGGGAAGATGTACCAACTACAGATAGCCCACAATTTGTTAATATATCATATGTAATAAAAGATAGAGGAGGTATTTTGCCAGTACCAAACAACCTTTTAGCTGATAATACTGCTAATTTAGCAAGTTATTTAAATAAATGGTTAGCAAAAAAACAGGTTGCAACTAGAAATAAGTTAATAGTAGACTTACTAGCAACTAAAGCTAAAACAGCTATAGCAAGTGCAGACGATTTAAAAACAATAACTAATGTAACACTAGACCCTGCAATATCTGCCATGAGTGTTGTTGTAACTAATCAAACTGGATTTAACTGGTTAGATACTTTAAAAGACAGTGAAGGTAATTATTTATTACAGAAAGACCCAACAATGCCAACTAAGAAATTACTATTCGGGATACATCCAGTAGAAGTATATTCTAATAAAACATTGAAAAATGATACTACAAGTGGTACAAAAGCACCTATCATAATAGGAGCATTAAAAGAAGCAGTTACATTATTCGATAGGGAAGCTATATCTTTATTATCAACTAATATCGGTGGAGATGCATTTAAGAAAAATAGAACAGATATAAGAGCAATAACAAGAGAAGATGTGAAATTAGTTGATTCAGATACATTTGTGTATGGTCAAGTTACTATAGCTTAGGAGTGATTAAATGAAGGTTAAAGCTATAATAGAATGTACTGGAGAAGGATATAAAGATTTTCATATTGGAGAAATAAGAGATTTATCAAAGCAATTAGCTAATAAGTTAATTGCTTTTTCTTATGTAGAAGAAGTTAAGAAAATTAAAAAAGATGGTGAAAAGTGATGGATTCAATATTAACATTACAAGAAGCTAAAGAATGGTTAAATCTTGATTATGATGAGGATAATTTTACTTTTTTAATGCAAGTTGCTTATGATGCTGTAGTAGATAGCATTGATAATATAGAAGAAAAACTGAAGAGTGCTAAGTTTAAAAGAAAATTAAGGTTATGTGTTCTAAATACATTAGTAAATATGCATGATGATAAAGGCGTTAGTACAGATAAAAAAGAACAATATAAATATATAAATCAAAGTATGATGTTGCAATTACAATACGGAACTTATTCAGAAACAGACACTTAGAGGTGAATATATGTTAATAACTAATCAGCTTAACCAAAGAGCAGAATTATGGGGTATGATAGAATTTAAAAATGAACTTGAAGAAACTGACATAAAAGAAGATAGGATAAAAGACTTAGTGTATTGTAATATATTACCTCAATCGGTTGTCAAGACCTCAACACCTGTTAGCGAGGGTTATGAATATACACATAGGTTTAAAGTAAGATTAAAGAGTATAGAAAATCCAAAATTAGATATGTTTTTTATATTTAAAGAGCAAAAATTTTTCTTTAAATATTGGGAACCAGATTATAAAAACTCGTTATTTTTATATATATTTTGTGAATTAAAACTTGAATAGAGAGGTGCTAAATGGGTGAATTTGAATTGAGAGAATGGGAGAAAAGTCAACTTATTGCAAAATACGAAGAACTAAAAATGGAACACGAGGGAATTAAAAGGCAATTAGATGAAGCTAACGATTTGATAGATCAATTACATAAAGTAAAGTCACAATGTTTTGAAAAAATGCAATGTATAAGAAAAATATTACTAGAAAAGTATAACTACCCAGTGGTGTAATATGAATGGGTTTGATACTACACAATTGGATAAGTTTAGCAAAGGGCTGTTAAATACAGCTAAAAACGAGTACCCTAAGAAAACCAAAGCATTTTTAAGGAAAGAAGCTAAAAAATTAAACAAGAAAAACAAACAAACATTTGCATCTAAAGGCATAGGTGAGTATAGAGGGAATTTAAAAAAAGGCTTTAGAACAGGGAAATTATATAAATATCAAGGAAAAGAATTAGCTATAAGGGCTTACAACTCTAGCCCTCATGCTCATTTGTTAAACGATGGTTGGATGCATAGAAGTAGAAATGGTAATGAAAAATTTGTTCCGGGTTTCGATTTTATCGGGGATTCTGCAAAAGCTTTTAACGGAGAATACTACGAAGATATAGACAAATTTTTGGATGAAATTTTTGACTAGATATGGTATTATTTTCTTGAGGTGATGACATGGGGTTGTTAGATGGAATGTTTGAAGTAAGAAAGGATATAACAAAAGTAGAAGGATATTATCAAGGTGGATATGCTAATTTTGGTACAAAGGGTAATATGGCTGTACAAATAGAAAAAAATAAACTGGTATTGAAACAATTTTGGAAAAAAAGATATGAGTTGGATATAAAAGATATAAAAGATGTACAATTCAAAACTGAAGAAGAAATAACAAAAGATGTAACACTAACAAGACTTTTGGTCCTCGGTATATTTGCATTGGGAGTAAAGAAAAAAAGAAAAAAAGAAAGATGCTTTTTAATAATAACAACAGAGGAAGAAGGGTTTACAAATGACATTATACTGGAAATGAATGCATTGGAAGGTATAGGCTCGGTAATGGCACAAGGGTTTGTTAAAACCCTAAGAAAAGAAGTAATAAAATATAGGGATTAAGAATATGCAATGCATATTCTTTTTTTATTTGGAGGGGATTATAGATTGTAACATTAAAAGAAATAAATAAGGCTATAGTACAACAGGTTAAAGAAGGTTTAGAGAATACAGCTTATAAAGATATTCAATTTTCATCTACAGATATAAGAGAAAAGATTACAAGACCTTCTTTTTATGTGGATTTTACAGAAAACAAAACAAGTTTATTAAATGGAGAAGCCGAACAACGGAATTTTGACGTTAGGCTTTTTTATTTTGCCCAAAATAGAGAACAAAACAAAATTGAGATGTTAGAAATACAAGATTTATTAAGTTTAATATTTCAAACAGGTATTAAGGTTAGTGAAAATTATTACATATCTGTTTTTGAGTGTGAATTTGACTCTAGAGGTGAAGAAGGTTTGCTAATAGCAACATTGACTGAACTTTATGCAATGAGTGTGAAAGAGCAAACAGGTGAGAAATTAGAAGAATTAGAAATAGGAGGTATTTAAATGTCTAATACATTACCAAACATTGACGTTATTTTTAAACAACGTGCTACAACATTTTTGCAAAAGGGCGACAATGCTATTTTAATTATAAAAGATGATACAGATAAAAATTTTAATAGAGTAGAATACAAAAACTTAGCTGAATTAGAACTAGACAAAACTAAGTATACAGCTACTAATTTGCAACATATTAAAGACGCCTTACTAGGAAATCCTAACAAGGTTATTGTCATAAGGGTAGATTTAGAGGAAACTATTACAGATGCTTTAGACATAATAAAAGGTTACTATTCAACTGGTTGGGTCAGCTTAGCTTCAGAAACTAAAACAGATTATGAGGCTTTAGTTAATTGGACAAAGACTAGAAGGGATATAGATAAAAAGACTTTCAGAGCTGTAGTGTATGATCCAACTACATCGCCAGACCATGAAGGTATCGTAGTACTAGAAAATACAAAGGTAACTTTCAAAGATAATACTAGAGGTGAAAAGGATGGATATGAATTTTTGCCTACTTTATTAGGATATATAGCTAGTGCGGGAACAGACGCAGGAACAACATATATGGTTATGGAAAACTTGAAATCAGTTTTAGAGCCTGTTAATGCAAATCAAGAAATACAAGCTGGGAAACTAATTCTTATAAATGATGACAACATAGTAAAAATCGGATTGGGAGTTAATTCTCTAACTACATTTACACAAGATAAAAATGAAGATTTTTCTTTAATTGAAGTTATAGAAACAATAGATTTGATTAAAGACGATATAAGGAAAACTTTTAAAAATAATTATATAGGTAAATTTAAAAACAAGTTAGATAATCAGATGTTATTTGTAAGTGCTGTTAATACTTATTTTAGTAATCTAGCCGTAAGAGATATATTAGATAATTCTTATAATAATGAAAGCTTTATAGATATAGAAGCACAAAGAAAAGCTTGGGTATCTAGTGGAAAGCCAGAAGCTAAAGAATGGGACGATACAACAGTTAAAAATACCACCTTCAAAAGAAAATTATTCTTAGGCGCAAATATAAAAATATTAACTAGTATGACAGATTTAACACTAGTTATCACAATGGAATAGGAGGGGTTTAATGTCTAAAGGAAATGAAGTTATAAGTGGAAACGAAGGTAGAGTGTGGATCAACACCGAACTATGGGGGAATCTATCTAGTATAGAAGCTAAATGTAGCTTAGAAACAGAGGATATACGATTTGTTGGCGATGCTAACAAATACACTAAAATTACAGGTAATAGTATCGAAGGTACTATTACAATCAAAAAAACGGATTCAAGAGCGCAGAGACTTTTAGCGGAAGGGTTTAGAACCTTAGATATGCCAGATATAAGCATAGTTGTTGCTACTGCAACAAAGAATGGACAAAAAATAGAAAGGTTAAAACTAGAAGATATAGTTTTCACAGAACTCCAACTTGCTAAATTGGAAGCTGGAGCAATGATAGAAGAAGAATTACCTTTTACAGCAAGTTCGTTTGAATATTTAGAATTAATTTAAGGGGGAGTAGAGGATATGAGTAAAAGCGAGAAAATAACATTAAAGGATTTTATAAAGAAAGCTACAGATAAATATAATAAAAGAAGAAAAGTTATGGATATAGAGGTAGAAGGTTTTGGGTTGCTAACTTTTACAAGACCTTCTGATTCTGACTTATTAAAATTTAAAGATATATTAGCTAACAGTATTAAAATGAATAAAGATGAAAGCATAGATAAGCTAGATTATGGTAGGATGTTAGATGCTTCTAAAGAACTTGTATATAGTTCATGTGAATTTTTACATAACAATGAACTTATGGAAAGTTTAGAATGTGGAGAACCATTTGATATACCTGTTAAGATTTTCGGAATAGATGGGACTATTCAATTAGCGCAACGCGTTAATGAACAATTTGAAGATAGCAATGCAGAGATTGAAAAAACAATAAAAAACTAATAAGAGGTGATAATGACGAGGGCGGAGAGCTTTATTGGATTAGTTATTACATAGATAAAGGCGATTTGCCTTTGAGTTATTACCTCAATTTAAATGCGCTAGAAAAGAAATTTTATATAGATAGTATGATATTTAATCGTGAACTTAGGGCTAAATATGATGAAATGAAATTAAAATCTATATTTGGGGAAGGTAAAAAATAGCCTTCCCTTTTAATCTTTAAAGAAAGGAGGTTATATATGGCTTCCAAGACTATAGGTGTTGTTCTTTCCTTGCAGGATAAAATGAGTGGCGGTTTATTAAAAGTAAATAAAAATGTTCAAGGAGTTTCTAAAGAAGCAAAGAGAGCTTCACAACAAGTTGCGAATTTTGCTACCAAAGCGCAAAAGGGCTTTGAAAAAGCCGGAGATAAAGTTTTGAAGCTAGGTGCAGGTTTGGCAACTCTTGCGGGTGGTTTAATAGTAAAGACAGGTGTTGAAGGATTAGGGGAATTAGACCAAGGTGCTAGAAAAGTTAAATCAATAGCACAAGATAGTTTGCAATTAGATAACATTCAAAAAGGTTTGCTTAAAACTTCCAACGATACTGGAATTGTAATAAAAGAATTGGCTGACACCCAGTATGATGCAATATCTAGTGGTGTGGCGGCCAACGAAAGTATACAAGCAGCAGTTACATCAGCGAAACTGGCTAAAGCTGGATTTTCAGATTCAAACAGTTCGCTCAAAATACTAACTTCAACCATGAATGTCTACGGGTTAACAGGTCAAAAAGCAATGCAAAGCATATCGGATAAACTGTTAGTTACACAAAACCTAGGTGTAACAACTGTTGGGGAATTGGCGAATTCGATGGGATCATTAACACCTATTGCCAAATCTGCTGGTTCTTCTATAGATGAAATGTTAGCAGGAATGGCAAGCTTAACAAAGAATGGATTGAAAACAGAGGAAGCGGTAACATCTTTAAAATCTGTGTTTTCAAGTGTAATTAAACCAACCGAAGAAGCTTCTAAAACCGCTCAGCAATTAGGAATAGACTTTTCAGCGTCTGCGTTAAAAAGTAAAGGATTTGCCAAATTCTTAGAAGAGATAAAAGTTAAAACCGGCGGAAATACTGAAACTATGGGTAAGTTGTTCGGAAACGTTAACGCGTTATCCGGTGCTTTGGTACTTACAGGAAAAGGGTTCGGAGACTTTAATACAAGTCTAGACGCTATGCAAAATAGCGTTGGGCTGACTGACAAAGCTTTTGAAACAATGAATAATAGTTTAATAAGTAAATTTGGGAAAATGAAAAACAGATTAACAAATATGGCTACTGAAATGATGCAAGGAACAGGTGGACAATTAGGAGTTTTAATAGATAACATAACAGGTAAATTAAAACAATGGCAGGAAGATGGGACTATAGAACAGGTCGCTAATAAAGTGGCGACTGGATTTATGAAAATGTATGACATTATTAGTAAGGTTATAAGCTTTCTAGTAGAGCATAAAGATGCAATAGCAAATGTAGCTATTGTATTTGCATCCTTCTATATAGCCATTAAAATTTTCAAGGTACTTAAAGGGGTTATATTCGGAGTACAGATTGCAATAGGATTGCTTAATGGTACTTTAATGCTTACACCTTTGGGATGGGTCATGGTAGCGATAACTGCTGTAATAGCAATAGGATTATTACTATGGAAAAACTGGGATAAAATAAAGCAAGTTGCCCAAACTTTATGGACAGCAATTAAAACAGTATTTACTAATATATGGACAACAATAACAACTGTATTCACTAATATCTGGACCACTATAACAACAGTGGCTAGTAATATATGGACCAGCATAACAACTGTATTCACTAATATATGGACAACAATAACTACTATATTTACAGCTATCTGGACCACTATAACAACAATAGCCACCAATATATGGTCAAGTATAGTTTCTATTTTTACAACTATATGGAATGTTATTGTAACAATATTTACACCTATTAAGTTGTTTATAGAAGCGGTATGGAAAGGCATATTAGCTGTAATAATAATTGTAGGAGCGTTTATTTGGAACGCAATTGTAACAATGTGGACTAACGTATGGAACGTTATACAACCTATACTAACAGCTATATGGAATGTTATAACAACAGTATGGACAGCTATATGGACCACAATAACAACAATAGCAATGGCTATTTGGAACACTATAGTAAACGCATGGAATACTATAGCCGGAGTTGTATCAGCTGTAATGTCTGCAATTTGGGGTGTTATATCTAGTATATGGAGCAGTATTTATGGAACTGTAAGTGGAATTATGTCATCAATTTGGAGTACTATAACAGAGATATGGAACAATATCGTATCTACTGTTAGCGATATTGTTGGTAATATCGCTAGTACAATAAGTGATGGGTTTAATTCTTTAATCGGAACATGTTCCGATATATTCAACAATATAAAAAATACTGTAATGGATATTTTTCAAGGCATATGGCAAGGGATTAAAGATATAATTAACGGTGGAATAGGTATGCTAAATAATTTTATTGGTGGAGTAAATAAAGTTATTAGTAAAGCCAATAAAGTTCCAGGAGTTAATATAGGCGCTGTATCGGAAATACCTAAATTTGCAAAAGGCACTCAATATTCACCCGCAGGAATGGCACTAATTAACGAAGAAGGTGGAGAGTTAAGAAAGCTTTCTTCAGGGGAGACAATTATACCAGCCGATAAATCTCGCCAATTAATGAGCGGGAATTCAAGTCCAGAAATTAATATTTATATAACTGGCAATGTAGGAACAGAAGAGTTCTTTAATCAAGCAGGGGAACATATAACAAATCAAATTAAATTAGCATTGCAAAATATGTAAAGGTGTAGTTTTATAACTATGCCTTTTTTATTTAAGGGGGTGTAATATGGCAAATATATATTTTAGTACATTAGATAGAAAACAATTGTACGAACTTCCCATTTTACCAGAAGAAATGCCGGAACTTAGTAAGAGTAGTAAAAATGAAATATTTGAAACTTTTAACAATGGAGAATATAACTTCCTAGGAGAAGTTAGTTTAATCAGTTTTAGTTTAGAAAGTTGGTTGCCAGCATATCCCAATAAGTATAGATGGGCTAAGAGCCAAATTAATCCTTATTTATTAATAAATATGTGGAATACAGCACAAAACACTAAGAAGCCTCTTAGGATTGTTATAAATAGAAATAAAAATACTTTTTTACCACAAGAATTATTAAACTGGATGGTTTCTATAGAAAATATAAGTTGGCATGAGCTAACCAATGGAGATGTAGCTTATAAATTAGATTTAAAGCAATACAGGGAGATAAAATAATGTGGTACTTATATACTTCCTATATTGTAGGGAAAGGATATACAACTAAAGAAATAATAGGGCAATGCAATAATTTAAGTTGGAGCAATGACGTAGATACATTAGCTACTTCCTTGTCTTTTGATTCTATATTAGATTTAGCAGAGGGAAGAAGTAAAATAATATTAAGACAAGACAAGATAACAGTTTTCGAGGGCGTTGTAGTAAATAAAAATAACAAAGAAAATGTCCACAGCTATACAGCTATGGACTATGCATGGTATTTAAATAAAAATAAATATGTAATGCAATTTAGAAATATAAATGCGAAAAGTGCATTACAACAGATATGTGCTAAGGTAGGTATTAAAGTAAATATAAGAACTAGATTAACTACTAGAATAAATAAATTGTATTTCCAAGAAAGTTTAAGCGATATAATAAAAGACATATTAGAACAATGTAAAAGAGAAATAGGGGAACATTACATAATGGAAATGCAAGGTAAAACACTTTATATTAATAGAGTTATAGATTTAAAAATTAATTCAACTGTATTAATAGAAAAAGATTATAGTATTAGTAGAAGCATAGAAGATATGCAAAACAATATAATAGCGGTCAATAATGATGGCAGAGTTTTAGCCAGTGTAAAAGATAATAAAAATATTAAAATATTCGGAGAACTAACGGACATTATAAGTGTAGAAGATGAAAATACAAGCCGAGCTAACAATATAGCACGTAACGAATTAAAAGAAAAAAATAAGATAAAAAAAGAACTCTCTTTTAATACAATAGATACTGGCAAAGGAATTTATATAAATTGCAATAGATTAATTAGAGTTAATCTAGGCAAATATGGTGTAAATGGGTGGTATAGAATAAAAAGCACACAACATACTTTAAATAATAATATACATAAAATAGGTATAACAATAGATTTTAGCTAGGAGGTTATATATGGATTATGGAATAGAATTTGCCCAATGGCTAAAAAAAAGAAATAATAAAGATAGAATAGGGACAACAATAGGAGAAGTTGTAAGAGGAGGTTTGGATTATAGAATAAGTATTATGGATAATAAATTATATCTAGATCCGAGCAATTCTACTTTATGCAACTCTTTAAAAGATAGAGTAGAAGAAAGAACTATAGAATTAAATAACACTAGCTACAATGCTAAAATAACATATAGTAATATTTTAAAAAAATATGATAAAGTGTTGGTTATTGAAAATGAAAGCGGCCAGCACTTTTTTATTGTAGATAAAATATAGGAGGTGTGAATATGGCACTACTTCCAGAAGAAGATATAATAATTGAAGAAGTGGAACAAATAGAAGAGGAACAAACTTTGTCTAAGTTAGGCAAGGTTTTTTTATTTGATTTTAAAAAGAATAAATATGTAATTAAAGATGGGAAACTAGTTGAATGTACAGAACGACAAGCGTTAGAGCAATGGATACATTGGATATTGCTAACTTATAAAGATAAATACAATGTTTACAAGGGTACAGACTTCTATTGTAATATAGAAGATTTAGCAGGAAAGAAAAGAAATGCATTTATTCTCTCAGAACTACAAAGAGAAGTTGAAGAAGCAGTTATAAAGCATAGATATGTAGATCATATAGAAAACTTTGTAACAACACAAGAAAAATCAATATTGAATGTAAGCTTTGATGTTGTTACAAAAGATAATGAAGTTATTAATATAAGTGCCTAGGAGGTGAAGGGTTGAGTGTAAATGTAAAAACACAGGAAAAATTAATTAAAGATATGCTTAACAACATATCGAACACATATGAGAAAAGCGAAGGACACCTTACATATGATATAACTAAAACTAATGCCATAGAATTAGCTTTACTATATCAATATGCTTTATCTATAGCCAATCTAAGGTTAGTTAAAGACCTAAGAGGTGATGATTTAACTGCAAGAGTCTACGATAATAAAGGCATAGTTAGGAAAGTAGCAACAAGAGCAAAAGTAATCCTAACTCTAACAGGGACAGGGACTATTGATAAAGAGGATTTATTTGGTACACCTAACAAGATAGAATTTGCAAGCCTAGAAAAAAAACAAATAGAAGGAACAGGAACAATATTAGCAGAGTGTACCCAAGTTGGTAATATAGGTATGGTTGGGGCTAATAGTATTGCAGAATTTCCGATAACAATAGCAGGCTTTACAGAAGTTAATAATTCTAATCCCAGTTATGATGGTTTCGAGGAAGAAAGTGACGAATCACTTAGACAAAGATATTACGAATCTTTAAAGAACCCAATAACAAGCAATAACCAAGCGCACTTTATTTATTGGGCTAAAAGTGCGACAGGTGTTGGAAATGCAAAGGTAATACCCTTGTGGGACGGAGATTTAACAGTAAAGGTAATAATAATAAATTCCGATATGCAACCAGCCAGTGTGGATTTAGTCAATACAGTGCAGGAATACATAGACCCCAAAGGAATACTAGATACCAATACAAATACATGGAGTTTATGGGGAACTGGTGCTGGTGCTAGTGCTATAGGTAATTATTGTACTGTTGTGAGTGCTACAGCTAAAAATATAGATTTAGAGTGTTCTATCACTAAAGCCAATGGGTATTCAGATGAAGAAATAAAACAAAACATTTCTAGTAAGATAGCAGAATATCTAAAAGAAATTGCTTTTTCTGCAACTATTAATTATGTAAGTCATGCTAAAATAATTTCTTTAATCCTATCTGCAGATGGGGTGTTGGATGCAACAAATGTAAAAGTAAATGGAAGCTTAAGCGAAAACGTAATTATAGGTGAAGAAGAAGTCGCTACAATGGGCGCTGTAACCTTAATATAAGAGGTGAAAAGATGAATATAGAACAACAGTTAATAGCAAATTTACATAAACGTGTTAGACAAGATTCTTATGTGAAAAATTTGTGCAACGCTAGTGGAATTGAAATGGACACTATAGAAGATGTCTTAGAAGATATTAAGAAACAATTTAAATTTGAAACAATGACGTGGAGTGCTGATTTATTAGCGAGCGAGATGGGAATTAAGTTAGACCCATCTTTAAAGCAGGATGAAAAAAATAGTATTATAGCTGCTAGATGGAAGTCAGAGGGAAAGGCAGATTTAAACTTATTACAAGCTATATGTAATAGTTGGAAAAATGGTAATGTAAAAGTATCTTTTATAGATGGTAAAATAGTATTTAAATTTGTGGGCGAATATGGAATACCGGCCGACCTAGATAGTTTAAAAAAGCAAATAGATTTATCCAAACCGTCACATTTAGCTATAGATTATTTATTTGCATACCTATTATTAAAAGATGTAGAAGAAATAACCTTAACAAAGTTAGAAAACACTACATTAAATAAATTCGCATTTTAGGAGGGATTGAATGAGCAAAGAAACTGAAAATTTGAAGTTGTTTAAATACGATCCAGAAACAGATGATTTTAATACAACAACTTTTAATGTAACACAAGCTTTAAATAATAACTGGGATAAAATAGATGCACATTTAGAAGATGCATCTTCACAATTGGCTGATATTACGACACTAACAGGTAATAAAGATAACTTAAAAACTACCAATAAAACAAATTTAGTAAGTGCAATTAATGAGGTTTTTACTTCTGGCAATAATGTAAAAATTAATACTGTAGACGCATTATTGCAATTAGATAAAAGTCTACAGATTACAAAAGAAAGCAAATGGGAAGATATTATAAAAAACATTAGTAAAATTAGCACAGGTAAAAAATGGGCACAGGGTACAGCAAATGTTAACTATTATGGTCCTGAAGTAGGAATATTTATGGAATCAAATTATCCTTTATCTTCTGCAAGCGTAAATACAAATTGTGGATTTAAGCCATCTATCGTGATTTTAACAACAATAGGAATAACCCCACGAACAAACCCAGACGATTATTTTCGCTCTGATGATAGGTACTCAGAACCAAGAATAGAATTATATATTTATAATGAATTATTACAAGTAAAAATTACATTTAAAACTAAAAGCGGATACAGTAGCGATATTGCTTATGATCGTGAGTATAGTATTGAGAAAATAAATTCCATTGGTAATACAATTTATACATCTCTTCATATTATGCGTTATAGTGTACGTGTAGAAAAAGGGACTAGCACAGCAGAACGATATATGTTCGATAAAGTAAATTGGTATGCATATGAATAGAGAGGAGATGATTATATGAAAAGAGGGAGCTTAATTATATATGATAACTCAGGTAAAGTATGGGTTAATACTGGTGATGCAGAGGGATGTATTCCTCCACATACACCACCAGATGGATTACCTTATATAATTACTGAATTTGGAGAATTTAATGATAAAATAATTAAAGGCATAGATGTAACAGTTACACCACATAAATTAATAACAGAAGATATTCCACATATAGAAACAGAAGAAGAAAAACTAAAAAAAGAATTGTTAAAAGCACAATCAGAAGTAGTTAATTTAAAATATAAAGAAGTGTTAAATAATATAAAATAGAAAGGAAATGATATTATGATACTATATGATTTATTAAAAAATTTAATTGATAATAATTACTATGAAAAGGAAGATATGAATAATAAACTAAATGTATTCTATACTTTTAACCAGATTGATATAGAACAGTATAGCGAGTTAATGGCTAAAGTTAACCCAGCTGCAAAAGAAAATACTATAGAAAAAGTTGTTACACAATAGATAAATAAGGCGACATAAATTTAAAAGGTAAAGTAGGCACCGAATAGGTGTTTTTATTTTGCCTATTTTTAATTACTGGAGGGTGACATGGAAAATGAAATAATTAAATTAGTAGCAACACAAGGAGCTTTTGCAGTGTTTTTTGCATACCTTCTTTTTTATGTGCTTAGAGAAAATTCTAGGAGGGAAGGGAAATACCAAGACATTATTAAAGAATTAGCAGAAAAATTAAATGTTATAGAAGATGTAAAAAAGACAGTTGATAAAATAGAGGGTAAATTGGAGGGGTAGAATGGATAGAGTATTGAGGAAAATAACAAGTGCTAGATGGCTTATAGCTGTAATAATGACTATAGTATTTGCTATATTAGCAATTAAAAACACTTTAAATACAGAATTTATAACCATTTATACAATGGTTGTTGCATTTTATTTTAGTAAGGATAGAAAAGAGCAAGACAAATAGTTTTGTTCTTTTTTTTATATTAAATTTTAGGGAGGAATTTATATGAAAATAGGAATAGATTGTGGTCATACATTAAGTGGTGCTGATTATGGAGCAGTAGGAATAAAAGCAGAATCTAATTTAACTAGAGAGGTAGGAACAAAAGTTATAGCTAAGTTAAAAGCATTAGGTCATACAGTCATTAATTGTTATAAGGATAGTTGTAGTAGTTTAAATGATAGTTTAAGCTATAGAACCAACACAGCTAATAATAACAATGTAGACTTATATGTATCTATTCATTTTAATTGTTATAACGGTAGTGCTTATGGTACAGAGGTTTTTACTTATGGAGGGAAATCTTTTACAGAAGCATCAAGAGTATTAAATAATATTTGTGCCTTAGGATATACAAATAGGGGGTTAAAAGATGGTTCTGGTCTTTATGTATTAAAGCATACAAAAGCTAAAGCCATGCTAATAGAATGTTGTTTCTGCGATAATGCAGGAGATATGAACAGATATAATGCTGAAAATATGGCTAATGCTATAGTTAAAGGACTAGTAGGTACTACAGTAGCGACACCAAATAAACCAAAGGAAGTGGTAAAAGTGCAAAAACCAAAATATGATGAGACTATACCAACAGGAGAAAGTATATTTAAAATTCCAGGTACTACTGGATATATAGAGCAAGCCACAGACGGAAGATTGATAATACATAAGGATAGAGGAAATTATATAGCAATCGGTAAAGGCTTTATAGATTGCTATTGGAATGATAACAAAGGCAATGGCTGTAATAAAAGATTAAGTAATTAATTTTTAAAGGTACTTCTATAATGGAAGTACCTCTTTTTTTTATTGGAAAAATTATTATAATTTATATAAATATTTCATAAAAAGGTATTGATTTATTATACTATGCATAGTATAATATAAGTATAGTAATTGATAAGGAGGTGAGTAAGTGATAGAAGATATAGGAAAACTAATAGCCCTAGTAATTTCAATACTAACAATCCGTCAACTGAGTTTGCAGAACAGCAAGACGGAGTTAGAAATAAAAAAACTAAGGCTAGAAATCAAAAGGTTAAAAGAGGGGGATTAAACCCCTCAACCTTTCCTATATTATATCACAAGTATATGAAAATATTAAATTATTTATTAATAATATCAATCACAATAATATTATTGTTGCTAATAAAACTAACTTATAACAAAAGAAAAAAAGCTAAATTAGAAATTGAAAAGCATGAAATTGAAAATAAAAAGGGTGAGGATAATGGCAAAGAGTAAGCAAACAGAAGCCAATAAAAAATGGTATGACAAAAATAAAGAACACGCTAAATACTTAAATAAAAGATCACATACACGAAGTTTTATAAAAAACTTTGCGAAGCTAGAAGATTTAGAAGAATTACAAAAATTAATAGAAGAAAGAAAAGAATTATTAAGACAAGAATAGGGGATTAACAATGAAAAAGGAAATTAGATTCTTAATAATAGGGCTGTTGTTAGGAGCTTGCACAAGATTCATCGGCATTGCAACAGCGATTGAACAAGCGGAAGATAACTGCCCTAGTAATGGAGAATATATGTATTGCACAGACCAAGGAAAACCACTATGGATATCTATATATGACGTACATCAAGAAGAAAAATTTATCTATTTGCGACAACCGAACAGTAATAAAATAATTAAATTAACACAATTAAAATAAAAACAAAGAGGTAGCTTTTTAAATAAAGCTACCTCTTTTAAATTGATTGTAACAATATGTACAAAATTTGAACTTTATGTAAAGACAGTATATAATTATTATGGAATATATTACACCACATAGAAAATTTAAGGGGGTTATGACATGGAGAATAAAAAAAATAAAAAGCCATTCTATAAAAAATGGTGGGTATGGATATTGGCAATTATTATTTTAGCTGGTTTAGGACAAGGAACAGGAGATAAGAAGAAAGCACAAAAAACAGCAACACAACAAGAGCAGAAAAAAGAAGATGCCAAACGGGATGCAGAAAAAAAGGCTAAAAAAGAAAAAGAAAAGAAAGCCAAGGAAGAAGCTGAAAAGAAACCTAAAAAAGAAGATAACGAAGCTACACTAATAACAACTGCACAAGGAGTTGTTAAAAAGAATTTAAAAGCTCCAAGTACAGCAAAATTTCCGTGGAGTTTTAAGGAGTACAATATTCAAGAATCAAAAAGTGAAAATAAAGATATGATTATATATACCGTAACTGGATATGTAGATGCAGAAAATAGTTTTAGTGCGAAAATAAGGAATAATTTTATAGTTAAAATGGAATGTACAAAAGATTTAAGCAAGTATAGAGTGTTAGATGTAAACATAACAGAATAG